AAGGCGCGGCTTCATTATTTGAATGCACATCCGCTTTGTGTTCATTGTGATCGTGACGGCATCGTTAAAGAGGCTGCGATTGTGGACCATATCATTCCACATCGATTGAAAGCGGCAATAGATAGCGGAGATGAGTTGTTGATAGCCAAAGCAAAAGCACTGTTCTGGGACAGTTCAGGCAACTGGCAATCACTCTGCAAGCGTCATCACGATATGAAAACGGTGACAGAAGACGGTGGGTTTGCGAGAAAGGTCAGGCGCTGAGTTATGGATAATTGGCATCGCGCGCGTTGGTGGCGCAACATCGGTTCGCTGAATGTTGTGGGGCATGGCCGTCTCTGCGCCATTTGTCATGGTGGCGATCATCATGAAGATCACTGTGACGACGCGCCTGAGCCGTCGTTTGTGCAAGTGACGGTGTTGACCCACGAAGATGTCGATGGTGGCACTGGGGGCCAACCAGAGGGGTAGGGGGTATAAAAGTTTGAGAGTTTTACCTCTAGGGACCGACCGCTTCGTCAGATTTTTACACCCGCGTAATTAAAAATTGAAAAGGTAGGCCGATGGGAGGGATCGCAACGGTCCCGGGCCGGGGACGCAAACCGAAGCCAACAGCACGCAAAGTGGCCGCCGGCAACCCGGGAAAGCGTGCTTTGAACAAGGATGAGCCCGATTTTGGGATTGTTACTAATATCGATCCCCCGGAATGGATTGTTGGCCCAGCCCGCGACATGTGGTTGCGCGTGGCGCCATTGCTGTGCCAGCAGAAAGTCATACAAGCGAGCGATATTCATAACGTGGAGATTTTCTGTATGGCCTACGGCAATTGGCGCATGGCCAGTATCGATGTTGCGACCAATGGCATTGTCGTGCCTGGGGCAACTGGTGGTCCAACTAAGAACCCCGCTTTGACCGCTGTAAACGAGGCCGCTAAACAAATGGCGAGTTTCGGCGCGCTGCTTGGACTGGATCCAGCGAGTAGATCGCGCGTCATGGGTGGCGGTCAGGTGAAGCCCAAGAATGAATTTTCGGATTTGATGAATGGTTAAGACAGTAGCGCATCCCCGTGTCGATCAGGCGAATAAGTATGCGCAGGATGTCGTCAAGGGCCGAATTCCTGCCTGTCGTTATGTGCGATTGGCGTGCCAGCGACATTTGGATGATTTGGCGGCCAGCCGTAAAGCCAGCTACAAGTACAAGTTTGATCCTGCCGCAGCAGAAAAAAAGCTGAAATTTGTTGAATTGTTGCCACACACCAAGGGCGAATGGGGCTTCAAGCGGCAGCTGGTGACGCTTGAACCATGGCAAAAATTTGGCCTGGCGTGCACCTTCGGGTGGAAGCACAAGAAATCGGGATTGCGTCGGTTCCGCGAAAGTTATTGGGAGGTTTGTCGGAAAAACGGTAAATCCGTAATCGCTGCCGGTGTTGGTTTGTCCATGTTCGTTTTGGACGATGAATTTGGTGCAGAAGTGTATTCCGGTGCCACCACCGAGAAACAGGCATGGGAAGTGTTCCGGCCGGCACGGTTGATGGTGAAGCGTACGCCTATGCTGGTAGAGGCAGCCGGCGTCGAAGTCAATGCGTCGAACATGAATTTGCCAGCCGACGGCAGTCGCTTTGAGCCTCTGATCGGGAATCCAGGTGATGGTGCGTCACCCTCATGCGCAATCATCGACGAATATCACGAGCATGACTCTGCTGCGCTGTACGAGACAATGCTGACTGGGATGGGTGCGCGCAGGCAGCCACTGGTATTGATCATCACCACCGCCGGCGCCAATATTGAAGGGCCGTGCTATCACAAGCGCCAGCAGGTAATCGAGATGCTTGAAGGAACCGTCCCTGACGATGAGCTGTTTGGTTGGATTTTCACGATTGACGAGGGCGACGACTGGACGGACCCCAGGGTACTGGTGAAGGCCAATCCGAATATGGGGATTTCGGTTTTTCAGGAATATTTGGAAAGCCTGCAGCAGAAGGCGATTCGCAGCGCGCATTTTACGAATACGTTCAAAACGAAACATCTGAACGTCTGGACGTCGGTCAAGGCCGGTTACTTCAACATGGAAATGTGGCGCAACGCGGCCGATCCGACGCTCACCTTGGAACAATTCGAAGGGCAGCCGTGCATCCTGGGATTCGATCTTGCACGGAAGCTGGATTTGAACAGCGTGCCTCGGTTGTTTTACAGGGACATTGATGGCCGACGACACTACTATTCGGTGGCGCCGCGTTTTTATGTTCCGGAAGACACGATCAGTAACACCGAAAATCGGCGAACGGCAGAGCGCTTTCAGGCGTGGGTGGTGTCGAAGCATCTGACCCCGACTTACGGTGCTGAAATCGACTATCGGGAAATCTTGGTCGATGCGGTCAACACCAACAAAACAACACCGGTCTTGCAGTGCCCAATGGATCCTCATGGCGCCACTAATTTAGCACACCAGCTGGATGACGAGGGACTATCGCCGATTACGGTAGTACAGAACTACACAAACATGAGCGATCCGATGAAGGAATTGGAAGCGGCCATCATATCCGGCCGGTTTCATCACGATGGCAATCCGATCATGACCTGGTGCGTCGGCAACGTAATCGGCAAGCACGCTGCGGGCAATGACGACATCGTGCGCCCCATTAAACAGGGTGCTGACAACAAGATTGACGGTGCAGTCGCGCTCATCATGGCGATCGGCCGCGCCATGCTGCTTGAACCAGACCAAAGCGATGATTGGATCAACGACATCATCGTCGCCTAATAGGAAAATAATGAGTGAAACCAAAACGAAGCCGGCAGGGCGCATCAAAGCGAGCGTTCTGAAATGGCTCGGTGTACCTATAGCTTTGACCGATGGCGACTTCTGGTCGGCTTTTATGGGCGGCGGTTCCTTCACCGGCCGCCGGGTGACAGTCGATGGAGCCCTACAGTTGGCCACCGTATGGGCTTGTGTGCGCTTGTTGTCGGAGACCATCGCCACCTTGCCGCTAGGATTTTTCGAGAAATTGCCTGATGGTTCGCGTAGACCCGCGACGGATCATCCGCTCTACGATTTACTGCACAACCAGCCCAACGCTGATATGACCGCAGTCCAGTTCTGGGAAGCAATCATCGCCAGCATGCTGTTGTGGGGTAACGCCTACATAGAAAAGGCCAAGATCGGTAAGCGGATAGTTGCTCTGAATTTTTTGCATCCGGGCCGGATGCAGAAACGGCGTCTCTCCAGTGGTGCGATGGAATACAACTATCGCGATCTGGACGGGACGCGCCGGATCATCTCGGAAGATGATCTTGTCAACATTCCGGCATTCAGCCTCGACGGCGTTAATGGCTTGACGCCGATGTCCTACGGCGCAAACGTGTTCGGCGCCGCGATGGCAACCGACGAGGCCAGCAGTAAAGTGTTTTCGAGCGGCATGCGTGCTGCCGGCTTTGTCAAAGTGTCGGGCACTCTCAAGAAGGAGCAGCGCGAAGATCTGCGGAACAGCATTAAGCAGTTTGCCGCCGGCGGTCCCGAAGCCGGAAACGTCATGGTACTGGAGAACGATTCCACCTATCAGCAGCTGACCATGAACCCGGGCGATTCTCAGATGCTGGAATCCCGCTCCTTCAATGTCGAAGAAATGTGTCGTTGGTTTCGTGTCCCTCCCTTCATGGTCGGGCATTCTGCTAATTCCACTAACTGGGGCACCGGAATTGAGCAGCAGATGATCGGTTTCCTGACATTCTCTTTGCGTCCTTGGTTGACCAGAGTCGAGCAGGCGATTCGTAAATCACTATTGTCGCCAGGTGAACGCACAAAATTCTTTGCTGAATTTGCCATCGAGGGCCTGTTGCGTGCCGATAGCGCTGCTCGCGCAGAATACTTGGCAAAAATGACGCAGAACGGACTCATGACACGCAACGAGGGGCGAGCCTACGACAATCGGGCGCCACTGCAGGGTGGCGATGAACTGACGGTGCAGAGCAACCTGGTGCCGCTCACCATGCTGGGCAAGCTCACGTCCACCGCAGGCGCGGCTAAGAGCGCACTTCGGCAGTGGCTAGGAATTAAAAGCGAGGAAGACAACAATGAAGCGTAAAAGCGGAACGATGCAAATTCGATCATTCGATTATCAAGTAAAGGCCGTCCAAGAGGACGGCCTTTTTTCTGGGTACGGGTCGGTGTTCGGTACCGTGGACAGTTATAACGAGGTTGTAGCGCCGGGCGCCTTTCTCGACAGCATTGCGGAAACCAAGGCCAAGGGCCGTACGTTCCCAGTGTTATGGCAGCACCGCTCCGGCGAGCCTATCGGCGACTGGGACATTGACTCGTTGAACGAAGACGATCACGGCCTGTTTGGAACTGGCCAGCTTTGGCTGCAGGATGCCGCCTACGCCAAGATTGCCTACCGTGGCATGCAATCGCGGTCGATCACTGGCCTGTCGATTGGTTATTACGTGCGCGACTCTAGCTATGACGAAAAAACCGGCATCTTGACCCTGAAAAAGCTGGAGCTGGTTGAAATCTCTATTGTCACCACGCCAGCGAACGACGATGCGCGCATTGACGCCATCAAAGCACGCATTGCCCACGGCAACCTGCCGAACTTACCCGATTTTGAGAAGCTCCTGCGCGAGGCAGGCTTCTCGAAGACACAAGCCACGGTGATCGCAAGTCGCGGCTTGAAACACCTGCTCCGGAGCGAGTCCGAGGGCGATAGCGAACAAAAGGCCGCTGTTTTACAGATGAACCAGCTGCTCTCCGGCTTTTCTCTCCCTCAAATTTAAGGATTAATTATGAAATTGAAACATACATTGATGTTCGTCTCGTTGGCGACATTCGCCGCGGCCTGCTTTGCCGCCGACATTGCACCGGTTGTTCATGGGACGTTGAATTTGACGCTCTTCCCAAGCTTGGGTGATGGCGGCTGGATGTCTCTTCTGCCCTTTGCAGGTGCCGGTATGCTGCGCAAGAGCGGTGGCGGGGAAGGTAGCGACGACATCGGTGCCGTGAGCAGGCGGCTCGGCGAAGTGATGGATCAGGTCAAAAATTTCGGCGAGGATATCGCCAAGAAGATGGCCAGCGGTACCGCCGTTACGCAAGAGCTGAAAGATTCGACCGATAAGACGCTAACTGAAATGAACGAGCTGAAGTCGCGCATGACCGAACTCGAACAGAAGCAGGTTCGCCGGCCTGGCAGTGAGGAACAACAGGAATTCAAGACCGTTGGTCAGCGCGTCGTCGAGAGCGATGCTTTCAAAGGCATGAACAGCTCGGAACGCAAAAGCCTACGTGTCAGTATGGAGCGGAAGGACCTGATGAACGTACCCAGCACGGTCGGCACTGGTATCAGCTCGACGAATTCTCTGGTTATCGCTGACCGCCAGCTGGGTATCGTGGCGCCAGTCAATCGTACCTTGACCATTCGCGATCTACTGCTGCCTGGCCAGACCGGTTCCAATTCGATCGAGTACGTGTGCGAAACTGGCTATGTCAATAACGCCGCACCGGTCGCAGAAGGAGCATTGAAGCCAAAGTCGGAAATCAAGTTCGATCTGAAGAACGCGCCAGTGCGCACCATTGCCCACTATTTCAAAGGTTCGCGCCAACTGTTGGACGATGCCAAAGGGTTGGCCAGCTACATCGATGGCCGTGCGCAATATGGTCTGCGTTTCAAGGAAGAACTGCAGTTGCTGAGCGGTGACGGTACCGGCGCCAATATCCTGGGCTTGTTACCGCAGGCAATTGCATTTAAGCCGGCGCTGTTGTTGTCAGATGCGACGCCGATTGACCGCCTGCGTCTGGCTATCCTGCAGGCCGTGTTGGCTGAATATCCGGCGTCGGGGTTTGTATTGAATCCGATTGATTGGACCGGCATCGAATTGACCAAGGACAAGGAAGGTCGCTACATCATCGCTCAGCCAGTCAATGGTTCTGGCGCCCGTCTGTGGGGTTTGCCTGTGGCCGAAACACAAGCCATTGCACAAGATACGTTCCTGACCGGTGCGTTTAATCTGGGTGCGCAGATCTTCGACCGCATGGAGGTCGAAGTGCTGCTGTCGACGGAGAACGAGGACGATTTCGTCAAAAACATGGTCACGATTCGTGCGGAGGAGCGCTTGGCATTGGCTGTATATCGTCCGGAAGCTTTTGTTACCGGTTCTGTATCAGGGGCAAAGGCGTAATTCAATTTAATTAGACATTTGTCTCGAAAAAGAGCAGCGCTGAGCGTTGCTCTTTTTTTTGTTTGGAGAAATATATGAGTGCAGAAGACAACGAGATTTTGGTGCGTTCGATTAAGACATTCCATGGCGAGGAAGGCTTCAAGACGCCCAATAGTGAGCCATTTCTGGTTTCCCGGCAGCGTTTGGCGGAATTGAAGGCAAACGAGCTGGTGATTGCCGTCGCCTCAGATGAAAAAGCTGCGCCAACTGCCAACAACAAGTTGGCGCCGATTCCACGAAATAAGAACAAATAATGTTTGTTTCTCTCAATCTCGCGCTGAAGCATCTGCGTGTAGAGGCGGATGGCGACGATGAGGACCTGATTGAACTCTATCTCGGGGCCGCGGTTCAGGCTGCCTGTGAGTTCATAAATCGCAGAATATTCGAAGATCAGGCCGCACTGGATGCTGCAGTGACGATGGGCGCTGCCGGCGATTATCCGATGCTGGCGAACGATGCCATCCGGGCCGCTGTGTTGCTGATTCTCGGAATGCTGTATGAAAACCGGGAAGACGTGGTGATTGGCCTGACAGCTGAAAACCTCCCGCGAGGCTCACGCGCATTGCTGCAGCCGTACCGGGTCAATATGGGAGTGTAATGCCATGCAAACGGTATTCAAGACGCCGACCATTGGCAAGTTACGCCATCGGATTCATATCCGCTTGCGCGTCGATCTGCCTGCGGCGGACATGGGAGTGGATCAGATCTTTCCCTACGATAAGCCTCGGTGGGCGCGGATCGAACCCGTTGGCGGCGCGATCTACGCCGGCACTGCGCAGACGGATCGCGCGACCACGCATCGTATTTTCATACGTTTCCTGCCCGGCATCCAGTCTGGATCGCAGGAGGTAGTGCATGGGGATACGGTGTACCGGATTCGACGCATTGCCGACTTGAAGGGCGAGAGCCGCTTTACGATACTTGACGTTGAGGAGATAGGAAATGGCCAAGCCAGCCATGTATCTGCATATTGAAGGCTTCGAAGGCTTTGATAAACGGATCGATTTCGACAAGAAACGGGTGCGCAAGGGCATGCAAAAGGTAGGGCGGATCGTGCAGCGGGAAGGGCGCAAGCTGGCCGTTTCCGGCGGCGACTACCCAAAGCGGAAGGCTGGCCTGTTGGCTAGGTCGATCAAGGTAAAGGTCAGCCGCTCCGGCTTCCTGGTGCGGATTGCGCCTCAAAAAATTGCCGGCATGCGGGATTTTTACCCGGCGTATCTCAACTACGGCGTAAAAAACAAGCACGGCGGCTGGCGTATCCGGCCCAAGGGCAATTACATGGCCGACGCCCTGGAGCGCAAGCAGGACGATGTAAGGCACGAGCTTACCGGCGCGCTGGACGGTGCATTGTCCATCAAGTAACACCAGGTCTTTTCCAACTCTTTACCACGCCGCCTAGTGCGGCTTTTTTTCGCCCATGAAAATTACACCAATCATTGCGCACCTGCGTGCCCAGTGCCCGACGTTTGCCGGCCGGGTCGGCGGTGGCATCGAATTTGATGCTGCGCGCGAGAGCGCGCAAATGGCGATGCCGGCGGCGTATGTCATCTATACCGGCGACAGCCCTGCCGAAAACGCGCTGCAGAACGAGACCAGCCAGGAAATCAAGGATGAGTTCGACGTGGTGGTGTTCTTGGCCACGAAAGACGAACGCGGCCAGTCGTTGGCCGACGAGCTGCACGACATTCGCGCGGAACTGCTGTGTGCCCTGGTTGGCTTGGAGCCCGCAAGCGGGTACGAGGGTATCGAGTACGAAGATTCCCTGTTGCTCAACTTGGACAGGAATCGGGCGCTCTACAAATACGGCTTTTCTGCGACATGGACGCTGGGTGGCGGCGAAGAGCCAGAAACCTGGCAGGAAGTCGAGCTGGCCGGCCTGGCCAAGTTCGAAGGCTACAGCCTGCAGGTCGACGCCATCGATCCGATGGCCGATAAAAACGTGAAGTACCCAGGGCCTGACGGCCGGATTGAATTTCAACTTAAGGACGATCTCCCATGAGCAATACCTACGCAGTCAAGCCGGCGCCAGGCCGGATAGTTCCCGATCCCGAATACGGCGACGACCTTCCAGCCGAGGGACGGGATGTCCCAAAAACGCCTTATTGGGTGCGCCGGTTGAAGGACGGCGATGTGATCGAAGCGCAAACAAAGAAGCCTGCTGTCAAGTCGGCTAAAACAGAAGGAGCGGCATAACATGGTTAGTTTCAATCAGATCCCAGCAGACTTGGCGGTACCGCTGTTCTACGCAGAAACCGACAATTCGCAAGCCGGCGGCGGCCTGACGCAGCTTCGCCGGTTGATCATTGGTCAGGTCAACAGCGACGTTGAGACAGATGGTGCGCTGATTCTTGTTTCCGGCTCCAGCCAGGCTGCGCAGATTGGTGGTCCCGGTTCGATGCTGCATGCGATGCACACCAAGTTCCGCAGCGGCGATCCGCTGGGCGAAATCTGGTGCTTGCCGTTCAAGCTGGACGACGGCAGTGCGGCTTCTGGCAAGGTGACCCTGTCCGGTGTTGCAGGTGAACCTGGGCTGCTGTCTCTTTATATAGGTGGCAAACGTATTCGGGCGACGGTGCCGAACGGCGGCACGGCGGCCGCGATGGCGGCAGCTTTGGCAACAGCCATTAACGCCAGCACTGATGCTGCGGTCCTGGCAGTTGCGGCCGGCCCGGAGGTGACACTAACCTGCAAGTGGCTGGGATTGACCGGCAACGATGTCCAGCTGGAGATGAATCGGCTCGGCAGCGCCGGTGGCGAGAAAACGCCAAGCGGGCTGACTGTGGCGGTTACCGCCATGGCCGGCGGTACCGGTTCGCCTGAGATGGTGGAATTGCTGGCGGCGGTGGGTGACGAAGAATTCGATTTCATCGTGCAGCCGTATACCGATACGGCGTCGCTGGATGCTTTGCGTGACTGGATGAACGACATTTCCGGCCGCTGGGCGTATTCGGCGCAGATCTATGGGCACGTATATTCCGCCAGGCGCGGCACGCTGGGCGAGTCGGTCGCGTTCGGCCGCGCCAGGAACGATCCGCACATCACCATCAACACCATGGAAGTGGGGATGCCGGAACCGGTATGGGAAAACGCGGCAGCTTCGGCGGCGCGTAACGCGGTCTTTATTTCTGCGGACCCGGCCCGGCCAACACAAACCGGTGAGCTGGTGGGGATCAACCCGGCGCCGGCCGGCCAGCGCTTTTTACTCAATGAGCGGCAGTCGCTGCTGTCTAACGGCATGGCGACATCGATCTATAGCGGCGGCGCCGTCCGAATCGAGCGGGCGGTGACGACCTACCAGCGCAATGCCTACGGCCAGACGGACCGGTCGTATCTGGACAGCGAGACATTGCACCAGACGGCGTACATCCTGCGCTTCCTGAAGGGGCGAATTACCAGCAAGTATGGGCGCCACAAGTTGGCCGATGACGGCACCAAGTTCGGCGCCGGCCAGGCAATCGTCACGCCCAATGTAATCCGCGGTGAACTGGTGGCGGCTTATTCGGCGCTGGAATATGAAGGCATTGTCGAGAACGCCGATCTGTTCAATCAATACCTGATTGTTGAGCGCGATGTGAACAGTCCGAACCGCGTGAACGTCTTGTTCCCGCCGGACTATGTGAATCAGCTGCGCGTGTTCGCACTGCTCAATCAGTTCCGCCTGCAGTACCCGGCAGAAGCGTAAGCGACTGCAGCCAATCAACAAGCCGCCTTCGGGCGGTTTTTCACTTTAAGGAGTCCTAGATGGGACAAGCAATAGCAGGGACCTGTTACGTCAAGGCCGATGGACAGCAGTTCTCCGTCATGGGCGGCATCGAATGCCCGCTGTTTGACGTCAAGCGTGAAAGCGTGTTGCCGGGTCTGTACAAAGAAGAAGACCTGACACCGTATGTGAAGGTGGACGCAGCTTTTACAAAGGATTTTCCGATCAACAAGCTGCGTGCTGCCAAGGACATGACCGTCACGGTCGAATACCGCAATGGGCGTGTGTACGTGCTGACTGAAGCCTATGTGGTCGGCGAGCCGGCAGCATCGGGTGACGATGGCAAGGTTGCTCTCGAATTCAACGGCCGTAAAGGAGTCTGGCAATGAAAATCACCCTTACTAAACCGATTCACGCGCACGATCAGGAAATCACTGAGCTGGAACTGCGGGAACCGAATATAGCCGACGCTCGTGCCGTGAAATCGCTTCCTTATTTCATCGGCGCCGACGAGGAGGTTTCGCTCAAGACCGATGTTTGCGCCAGGATCATTGTCCGTTGCGCGGCAATTCCTCCGAGCTCTGTCGATCAACTGGACCTGAGCGACTACAACACTCTCTGCTGGTGGATTGTGGGTTTTTTCTTGAACTCCAGGCCGGAGACTACGACGAGTTAGCCAATGCGGCCTATGACGTCGCGCACTTCTGGAACACGGATCCAGAAAACATGATGACCAGGCCGCTGAGTGTGTTTCTGGAAATCGTCCAGCAATCCACCCGCATCAATACACGGAAATCGAAGAATGGCTGACAAATTCCAATTAAAGGCGCTCATTACCGGCGTCGACAAACTGTCGCCGACACTCGACGGGTTGCGCAAGAAGGTGGCTGGATTTCGCAAGGGCTTGAAAGCGGACGGGCTGGGCGACGGTTTGTCGTTTGGCGATGTGTTGAAGGGGGCCGCCATCGTGGCGCCGATCGCGGCGGCCACGAAAGCGGCGATCGATTTTGAATCGGCGATGGCCGATGTCCGCAAGGTAGTGGATTTCGATACGCCATTGCAATTCAAACAAATGGGCGATGACATCATCACGATGTCGAAGCGGCTGCCGATGGCGGCGACCGAGATCGCCAAGATCACTGCCGCTGGGGGCCAATCCGGCATCGACAAGGGAGAGTTGGGCCGGTTCGCGGAGGACGCTGTCAAGATGGGTGTGGCCTTCGATCAGTCGGCCGATGAATCCGGCGACATGATGGCCAAGTGGCGTACCGCCTTCAAACTTGGGCAGACGGAGGTGGTGGAGCTTGCTGACAAGATCAATTACCTCGGCAACACCGGCCCGGCCAATGCCCGGCAGATCTCCAGCATCGTTACCCGTATCGGCCCGTTGGGCAAGGTGGCGGGTTTCGCGTCAGGCCAGATTGCCGCCATGGGTGCCACGCTGGCCGGCATGGGCGTGCAGGAAGAAATCGCGTCGACCGGCATCAAGAACTTCATGCTGACCTTGGCGTCCGGTTCGTCCGCGACCAAGAAGCAGCAGGAAACCTTCAAGGCCCTGCGCATGGACGCGCGCAAGATCGCCGTCGATCTGCAGAAGGATGCCGAGGGCACCACGCAACGAGTGCTGACCGCAATTAGCAAGGTCGACAAGACCAAGCAGGCAGCGGTGCTGGAAAACCTGTTCGGGCGTGAATCGATTGGTGCGATTGCCCCGATGCTGGACAATCTTGACCTGCTCAAGAAGAACCTGCAGAAAGTTGGCGACGCGACCCAGTACGCCGGGTCGATGAATAAGGAATACGAGGCGCGTGCGGCGACAACGGCGAACGCCATCCAGCTGGTCAAGAATCGGGTGGTGGGTCTGGGAATCAGTGTTGGCAATATATTGCTGCCGTCGCTTAATCAGTTCCTGGGCGCGGTCGGTCCTGTCATTGATCAAATGGCCGATTTTGCGAACGCGAATCCAGCAGTCATCAAGGGAGTTCTTGGCGCCGCGGCCGGATTAATGGTGTTGCGCCTGGCGGTTGTTGGCGCCACGGTGGCGATGCGGATATTCACGCTAGTCAGCAGTTTGACACCGATTGGCATCGCGGTACGGGTACTCGCTTTGGCGGCTGGTTTCCTGATTGCTAACTGGTCGGCAGTATCGGCCTTTTTCTCCAAGCTGTGGACCAGTGTCAAAGCAGTCACTTCCGGTGTGTGGGACTGGATAAAAGGGAAGGTCTTGGGTTATGCCCCGATTGCCTTGATTGCGAACAATTGGGAGCCGATCAAGACTTTTTTCTCTGCGCTATGGGACGCCATCAAGGCGGTGACCGGCCTTGCCTGGGATTGGATCAAGGACATCTTCATGAATTACCACCCGCTGGGCATCATTATCCAGAACTGGGAGCCCATTGTGGACTGGTTCAAGGGCCTTTGGGACCGCGTCAAGGTGTACATCGAGCCGATCCTGAATGGCGCGAAGTGGGTCGGTGAAAAAATCAGCGGGGCGGCCGGGGCGGCTGGCGCAGCAGTCTCTGGCGTGAGCGAGGCGGTTAATGGTGGTGCCGGCAAGGGGTTGGCTGGCGGGACCAGTGTTCTCAATTCGTTCACCGCCTCTGTTAACGAGCAACGGGCCAGCAATGCAGTAAAGGGCGACATTGCGGTGCGCTTCGAAGGCGCGCCGCCAGGGACCAGCATCGTGACGGCCAAGACCAACAATCCGAACGTGTCGGTATCGCCAAAGGTCGGCTACAGCAGCAATTCAAGAAAGGCAGCACCAGCATGACGACCTGGAGAGATTCTGTGCGCGAGGCGTCGTTCAAGGGCGTGCCATTCTTCTTCGATACCGATGACTTGCCCATCGGGCGGCGGCTGCAGACGCATCGCTATCCGCAGCGCGACCGTCCTTATTCGGAAGATATGGGGCGGGTGGCGCGCGAATTCAACATCCGTGCGTTTGTCGGCGGTCCAGACTGTTTCGAGCAGCGCGATGTTCTGCTACGGGCGGTCAACGAAGAGGGCGCCGGCCAGCTGGTGCATCCGTACTACGGGACCATGCGCGTCAAGGCGGGTGTGGGATCGGTATCACATGACCGACGCAATGGCGGCGTGGTCGATTTCGACCTCAATTTTATTGAGGATGACGACCAGGAATTTCCGGCAGAGACGGTAAACACCGGCCAGGTGCTGGAGATGGGCGCCGAGGATTATTTGAGCGCCAGCTTGACGCAGTTTGAGCAGGCTATGGCACTCATCAAGACGGGGCAGATCGGTATCGAGAGCATTCTGGACTCGGCAACGGCGGTGTTTACCACGCTGTATGAAACCGTGCGGCCCATTGCGGACGCATTTCGCAGCGCCCAGAACCTTGCCTATCTGGTCATGAACGCGCCTTCACGGATTCCTGCGCAGATACAGGCGGCTTTCGGTGGCTACGTCACTGCCTTCGATGGGTTCCAGAGTTCTTGCTCCGACGCGGCCGGCAAATGTTCGGCTGTGCAATCACTTGACGGCGTGCCGTCTCCGCAAGGCACGCAAGCCAAAGCCGTTCATGCGGCGCTGGTTGACCTGGCGCAAAACGTAATTCTGGTCGATGTCGTGCGCGACGTTGCCGCCATGCCGATCGTGACCCCGCCAGCATCGCCGACCGGAGCGCCGTCGGTGGACGTGCAGGTTGTGGCGCCCGTGGCGTATCCGGAGGTACCGACGTCTGACGATATCGTCGGCGTCATCGACGTAGTGACGGATCAACTGTGGGAGCAGGCCCTGCAGGCGCCCTATGAACAATTCGAAGCCATTGCTGATATTCGGCGCCAGGTCGAAAACCACCTGCAGGCGGTTGCGCGGCAGGGTGTGCGTTTGCAGTACCACGGCGCCACCCAGGTACAGCCGGCGCTGGTGCTGTCTTACGAGCTGTACGGCACCGCGGCACGCGCCGCTGAGATCGTAGAGCGTAACAAAATTTCCCATCCTGGCTTTTTGCCGGTAACGCCGATACAGGTGGCAGCTAAATGACAGACACAATGAATGCAGTATCCCTGGCGGTGAACGGGATTGACTACGGCGGCTGGCTCGATACCAGCATTTCCGCCGGCATCGAACGGCAATGCCGGGATTTTACCGTCGGTATTACGTGGAAATGGCCTGGCGCAGACGTTCCGCGGCGGGTAACGCAGGGCGACAAGTGCCAGGTCAGGATCGGCCAGGACCTGGTCCTCACTGGTTACGTGTTCGCCACGCCGATTCGTTACGACGACGCGTCAATTTCCCTGGCCATCGGCGGTCGATCGATGACAGCGGATGTTGTCGATTGTGCCGCAGACAACCGACCATCGCAATGGCGGAACACCAGCATCTTGAATATCGTCAAGGCACTGGCGGCCCCCTACGGCATCGCGGTCATCGGCGAAGCCGATGCCGGCTTATCGTTGGCCGACCATATGGTCGACCCAGGCGAGACGGCGTTCGAATCGATCGACCGCCTGCTGCGGATGTCGCGCTTGCTGTCGACCGATGACGCCTACGGGCGCCTGGTCATTGCTGAACCTGGCAGTGCCGGCAGGGCATCGGATCGGCTGGAGCTGGGTTACAACATCCTGGGCGGTGAAGCGCCGCTGGATTTTTCGGATGTGTTCTCGGAATACGTCTGCAAGGGACAGCGTAGCGGGACGGACAGCGACTTCGGTCCGGCGGCCAGCGAGGTGGAAGCACGCGTCACGGATGACCGTGTTGCCAGGCGAAGGACGCTGGTGCTCAACGAGAGCGGGCAGATGACGACGGACATCGCCACCAAAAGGGTGAGCTGGGAACGGGAGAACCGCATCAGCAAAGCGCTGGAAACTCGCTATGAGGTGCAGGGGTGGCGGCAAGCCAACGGCGACTTGTGGCGCCATAACCAGATTGTGCGGGTAGTGGATCCCCTCATTGGCTTTGACCGGGACATGTTGATTTCGGAGATTGAATACGGCCTGAGCGAAGAACGCGGCACGATCACCAGCATGACCGTGGCACCGCCGGAGGGCTTCATGCCGGATCCGCCGGAGCCTGAGCGACGCGCAAAAAAGGCGAAGGGAAAAAAAGGCGATGCCTTCGAGTACTTGTTACCGCCGAATTGGGAGAAATGATGGGTGTTGGCAACGCAATACAGAACATGGTGGCCAGGTGCACGGTGGCGCTAAGCAACGCGTCTGGCAAGCTGCAGCAGCTGCAGATTCGACTGCTGGCGGGTGAAGTGAAGTCGGGCGTGGAACATATGGAACCGTACGGATTTACCAGCAATCCGCTGGCCGGCGCCGAGGGCATTGCCATATTTCCGGGCGGGGATAGATCAGTGGGCTATGTAATCGTGACCGCCGACCGACGCTACCGCATCAGCGGGTTGGAGCCGGGCGAACTGGCGATTTACACCCATGAGGGAGCCTTCATCAAGTTGAAGAACGGTCGCGTCATCGATGTTGACTGCGACGAATACAACGTCAAGGCCAAGAAAATCACCATGACGGCGGAGCAGCAGATGTTAAGCGCGACCACGCTAACCATCAATGCCGCCAATGTCGCCTCCAGCGGGAAGATCACTGCGCCGGACATCGTGTTGGCGGACACCTCGATGGTTACTCACATTCATAAGGAACACGATGGCCCGTCTACAAGCACGCCAATCTGATGATGTCACCGGGAGCCGGACGGAGTTACTGCGCCGCGCGGTTGTTATCAGCATTTTTACCTGGCGCCGCGCCGAACCGGACGACAAACTGGACGACGATGTCCGCATGGGCTGGTGGGGCGATTCGTTCCCCGATGTGCCTAACGACAAGATTGGTTCGCGTCTCTGGTTGTTACGTCGCAGGACGATCAACGCCGAGCTGGTGCGCGAGGCTGAAGAATATGTCCGCGAGTCGCTGCAATGGATGCTGGATGACGAGCTCGTGACCGGGATCGACATCAGCATTGAGCGCAAGGGAAATGCCGATTTGCGTATGACGGCGACGTTGAAGCAAAACGCCTATGCCGACGAGGCCGTCACATTTGACGATTTATGGAGAGTAATTCATGCCATTTGATACACCATCGTTGCCGAAATTGATTGAACGCGTCAGCGTCGACCTATCCAACAAATCGACATCGTCACTGCGGCGCGCCGATCGCCAGGTCTTGGCACGTACGCACGCCGGAGCTTCGCACGGGCTTCATGGGCACCTCAGCTGGAACGCCAAGCAGATCTTGCCGGATACAGCTGACGAAGAGATGCTCATCCGGCAGGGGCGCTTGCGCTTGCGACAGCAGCGCAAGGATGCGTCGTCGGCATTCGGTACGGCGACCGTCAAGGGGAAGGTTGGGGCGATCGTTGATGAAGACGTGCTGATGCAGTCCGAGGATGGTCGACGTTACCGGGTCACCAGCTCAGTCAGATTGGGCGCTGTGAGTTCCTCCGTTGAGGTTGAAGCAATGGTTGCCGGTTCGGACGGCAATTTGCCTGCCGGCGCCAAATTGTCCATGGTATCGCCAGTCTTGGACGTGGAGGACGATGGTGTCGTCAATGCTCCCGGTATTTCCGGGGGGAGCCAACAGGAGACGATCGAGGAGTATCGCCAGCGCGTGATGCGTTCTTATCAGCGCGTGCCTCACGGTGGCAATGCAGGTGATTACGTCGATTGGGCGTTGGAGGTGCCTGGCGTCACGCGGGCCTGGTGCGTTCGGGCCTACATGGGGCCGGGGACGGTTGGGGTGTTTTTTATGCGGGACAACGACGACGAGCCGGTCCCTGACGAGAACGAGATCAAATTGGTTGCCGATCATATTAACGCCGTCAATGTGCGTCCGGTCACGGCCGAGATCTATGTGCAGGCGCCGCCACAAGTGCGGGTCGCTTTTGTCATTGAGCTCGATCCGGATTCCAGCGTGACCAGGGCGGCCGTGGAGGCGAGTTTGCGCGATCTGCTGAAACGCGAGGAGGAAGGTGCTGCAGCAATTCCGCAGTCGGAGGTCGATAAGCCGCGACGGATACCGCTCACCCATATCGCCGAAGCGATCAGCGGCTCACCTGGCGAATATGACCACAAGCTAATCAAGCCCACGACCGACATCATCTTGCCGGGCCACGCCATTGCCATCTTTGGAGGGATCACATGGGGGTAAAAACGAGCGACGATTATCTGCACCAGCTGACGATGCTGCTGCCACCCGGTCCGGCGTGGGAGCAAGAATTCGCGCCGGACGTGCATGCTGTGTTGGAGGACCTGGCGCCCGAGTTCGCGCGCGTCGATGGTCGCGCCAATGATCTACTCAATGAGATGGATCCGGCAACGGTGCGCGAACTGGTGCCGGATTGGGAAAAGGTCATGAACTTGCCGGATCCTTGTTTTGGCGCGGCGCCATCGTTTTCTGAGCGGCAAAAGGCGGTCCGCGTGCGGTTGGTCGCTGTCGGCAGGCAGGATCGGGATTATTTCCTGCAAATCGCGCGGGATCTTGGCTACCCAAATCCGCGTATCACAGAACATAGAGCGCCGCGGTTCGGCCGGGCACGCTTCGGCGCATCCCATTTTGGTACGTGGGGCGCGCAGTTCTTGTGGACGCTGCACCTGGGGGAGCGGCAGCCGGCAGGACGTAGGTGGGGGATTTCGGTGTGGGGTGAGCGGTTTGGCAAGAACCCACACCAAGCAATTGAGTGCGTGGTGCGGCGGGAGAATCCCGCTCACACGGTCGTATTTTTTGATTATGGAGAGGTGTAATGGATTATCCGAAGAGCGTGCCGGGTGTTGGGCTGGTGGATGGGAAGTTTGTAGATGAAGATGCGGTGAGCGGGCAAGTTGGATCATTGATCCCGTCTGCTTGGGGCAATTCGGTCACCGACGAATTGCTCAATGTACTTGGAGCTGCCGGTGTCGCACCGGATGAAGCGGATCGCGGGCAAGTGTTGAAGGGACTGCGGATAATCTTTGCAGCATTGGACAGTCCGGCATTGAAGGGGACGCCAACTGCACCGACACCTCCGCAGTTCGACAACAGCCAAAAATTGGCGACAACGGCAACGGTGCAGCGGGCGTTAGGTAATTTTTCCAATGCGCAGCAAGTGAACGGGAATTTTGCTCTAACGGCTGCGATGGCTGGGCAAAGCCTCATGGCTAACGTTTATACCGGTCCATCGACATGGACTTTCCCTAGCATTGCGGCTATGACGCCAGGGGTAAGCTATAAAATTTCGAATTTTTCCGGTTTTCTGATGACACTGTCTCCTAGTGGGGCGGATAAATTTATTTCTGGCTTTGATAGCAGTGGCGCGGCAGCATCGTACACAGTGCCGAATGGAGAAGATGTTGTCGTCACCGCATTAGCTGGCGTGTGGCTTGTATCTGGCACGGCAGATTTCGGGAAGTCGCAATTTGGCGCATCTCTCACCAGTACCGGCTATCAGAAATTGCCGAGTGGTCTGATTCTTCAGTGGGGAACCATTCAGTCTGGTAGTGGTGGTGTAGCCAACCTAACCTTTCCCATTGCGTTCCCCGACCAGCTTTTCAATATCACAGTTGCAGAGATAAATAGCGGGGCTGGCTTCGCTTCCGCGGGTACTTTCAGCACTGCTGGAGGCCCCATAAATGTCTGGGCCCCAAGCGGCACATCAGGAGGTGCTGGTATCAGCGTTTCATGGATAGCAATTGGAAAATAAAATGACAAAACATTACTCAGTAAAAACCTGCGGCTTCTATCCTGTCGAAATGCGTGCTGATTACGACGCTGTTGGAAGTTGGCCTGCGGATGCGGTCGAGTTATCCGACGCGGATGAGATTCTTATTCGCGACTGCCTGTCGACCGGCGGCACGATATCACGCGTGGCAGGGGAATGGATTACTGCGCCAGCGCCACCTCCTACCGATGCGCAGCTGATCGATGCGGCAAAAGCCAAGCGAGATGCGCTTTTGGCTAATGCCACCGATGCCATTGCTCCGCTGCAGGATGCGGTCGATCTAGACGTGGCAACACAAGATGAAATAGGACTGCTGACGAAATGGAAGCAATACAGAGTCGATGTTAACCGTGTCCAGAACCAACCGCAGTATCCGTGTGCGATTGCTTGGCCAGTGCCGCCGGCAAACTGAAGGCCGAATTAGCATCACAACAAAATTGTAACCACCTTCGGGTGGTTTTTTTATGAAAGAAGAAAATGCAACTGACTGATCACTTCACCCTGGCGGAGATGACCGCCAGCGATAACGCGGTGCGTTTCGGTATCGACAATTCAGCCAGCCAGGCAATTCAGAAAAGCCTGATACGCACCTGCCAGACGCTGGAGCTGGTGCGCACCGTCCTAGGCACGAAGGCGATCCGCATCAATTCAGGTTATCGCTGCGATGTCTTAAACAAGAAGATCGGCGGTGCCATCACCAGCGCGCATTCGTTCGGCCTGGCCGCCGATTTCGTCTGCCCCGACTTCGGGTCGCCCTTGGCGATCTGCCGCAAGATCGTCGCCAGCAATATCGTGTTTGATCAACTTATCTGGGAAGGGGCCTGGGTACACATCGGACTGGCCGCGGAAGGCGTGAAGCCGCGCATGCAGGTCCTGACTGCGCGTTTCTCCACGGGGAAACCGACGACCTATGCATTGGGCCTGCCGGCCTAAGGGCAATACAACATTAACTATACGAAGGGAGTGAACATGGCTGAACCGGCATCAAGCGCGGCATCAGGGATTGCGTTATCCGCTGGTGTCATCACGATCACAGGCTCGTTCTTGGGGCTGCAGTATGACTATTTATTGGCCGGCATGTTCGGCGGCCTGGTGGCGCTGTCGTTCGCGTCGCAGTCGTCACGCCTGCGCATGGCAGCGTCGGTAATAACCAGCGCGGTATTGGCAGCATTTTCTACACCGATTATTGCGCTGCTGGCGGCGGAGCATTTTCCGTCGATCGCCAGGGCAGGGGAGGAGCCACTGCGGATGTTCTGTGCAGTGCTGATCGGCATCAGCACGCAGACCGTGGTCCCGCTGGGACTCAACATTCTGAAAAGTCGCTTAGGAGGTCAGAAATGAGTTTCTTATTGATCGTCAATATCCTAGTCGCTTGGGTCGTCGTGGTGCATGCGACTTGCAGCATCAATGCCATGACGCGACAGACTGATCATGTATACCGCCTAGGTTACATCCTCTTGGCTGTGAGTGCTTTGGCTGTGGCAGTCGGCCCATTTTACGGCTACGCGAAACCGCAGTGGTCGGAGGTGCTGTTCAATGCCGGCGCCGGGTTGGTGCTGATCAGGGGCTGGTGGCTGCGCGAAGTACGCCCGCCAGCCGGCAGGGCCAGCCAATGAAGCCCTGGCTGACATGGGCGCTGGCTGGTGTATTGGTGGTGGGGTCGTTCGCTTCCGGCTGGACAGTGAATGGCTGGCGCCAGGGGCTGGCGGTTTCCCGATTGGAAACAGATGCTGCCACCGTCAAGGCCGCGCTGGCCACCGACGCACGCGCTGATCTGGCGCGTTACATCGATGCGCTGCAGCTGGCATCAGCCAATTACCTCGCGGCCCAAAAATACCAGGCCGATCAGTTCAACACTATTTTGAAGGATTTGAAGCATGTTAAAGACAGTGCGCCATTGGGCCGTGATTGCCGTCCTGACGACGCTCGGGGCCTGCTCCTCCGGCGCGCCATTGATACAGTCAATGCCACCACCGCCCCTTGATGCGCGACTTGCAGAGCCATGCGCGCAGCTTCCATATCCCGACGAACCAGATTACGACGCATGGCTGAGCTGGCTGATTGATGTGGTGCTGCGGAACTATGGGGATTGTGCGGCCAAGCACCGAGAGACAGTACAGGCTTGGCCAAAATAGACAGCGATTTTTCCGCACCAAAATTGGACCATCTACAGCAACTGACTATAAGTTACTTTTGCCTATTTGGAAGAATCGATAAAAATAGCCGACTTGGTTCGTCACTGGCATATCGCAAATAAACTGTTTCCTATTTCGTCCCAATCTTTCCTGTCTCAGGATTGATATTTCCTTTAGCCGACCAGTTGTCGGCCTTTGTATCGTCTTTGCTTGTTCGATCATGGCTCTTCACTCGCGTGCCATCGCGCTTTGTGTATCCCTTGACGTGAGTGATTTTCGAGCGGGGTCCTGTGTCGGTGGGGCCAACCGATGAAAGCGAGTTGTCTGTGTTACGGCTACTAGTGTGGTTGTTGCTTCGAGCGAAGGCAGGAATAGCAAGCAATAGGGCGAGTGCTGCGACGAGTAGTCTTTTCATTATTTTCCCTGGTTGGTATTTCCTCCGGATTTCGCGTCGGAAGGAGTAATCCACTATGAATGATTTTTGAAGGGAGTAGCCAAATTCACTCAATTCAAATCTCATTAGGTGTTGCATAATATCAACAAGGAAACGTTCGGTCACAGAAGAAAATGAAATGCTTGTGCGTATCTTTCGGAACCTAGCCCCATGCTCAGAGTTGCTGCAGATTCGACAAGAACGAACTGGTTAAATTGATAAGAAAAATTGATGTCTGGTTTAACTGCTCACTATCGGCTATGGATTCAACCGGTGGAGGCAACAGGATGCAAAAAATTTTCGCCGATCAACATGACTGTTACGTTACACGAATCATATGGTTTGGGCTGTGGACTTTCTGTTGGCGATACCAGGAGCAATAGTTTTTGATGAAAGTGGAGAATCCATATTGCGACTAGTAACACCAGAAAAATAGACAGCTAGTCCCAAACGGCGGGACTATCATGGCCTGTCGCTACTGGCTAAAAACGGCCAGAAGTGGACATGTATAGCTGGTGACCAACAATAAAATGGAGGGATTTGCAGGATGCTTGATAGTTCTCACGCGGGTTTAAAGCGAAGGATAGTCATTGGTGCGGCGCTGTTTGGAGTGCTACCTTTGGCAATTTGTGCCCCGTCGGTCGAAGATCGAAGGAAAAAGATTAAGTCCATGGACCAAAAAAATTCTCAAGAAGCTGTACAACGACGCGCGCGCTCCGAAGCTGTACTGAGGGCAGATGGCGTCCCAATTAACCAATACCTTCCGGTTATTGAAACTGAAGATGAGGCTAAACGGCGCTCGAAAGCCGAAATTTCTCAACGGGCTCTCTGTGTCCTTCTTGCCGCGGTCAAGGGCGAGGGGTTGGAGCAGCCTGTGGTCGAACGGATTGCCCAAGACTTCAAGCTGCGCGATTCGCTGACTCCAAAGGAGCGAGCCTTCATTGCCGCCAAGTCCCCATCTCAAAATGATCGCGTGCAGTTCTCCTGGAAGTACGAGGCCGCATGGGTTCTGCTTTGGGCCTTGGGCTACGTGAACGCTCTCGACAAGCCCACGAAGATCTGCGACGTGCAGTTTGCAGTTAAAACGATGCGTGATCGTGGACCCGACGGTTTCGAAGCAGGCGCTAAGCTACGTTCTCTTCGAGATATTCTGGATCAGGCGGATCTGATCTACCGCTATCACTGGGCTGTTGTGGATGCACGGATTAAGGGGAATTCAGCGCCCGCAAAACTGGAGGCAGGAGTGATACTTGAACGTCACTACGCCTTGAACTGGCTCATGGGCTACATGGATCAAGAGTGGGACGATATTTCCACGGATACGTAACTCCCATACTCCTGCTATGAATGGGAATGGCAGCAGTCGGCCGAGGCTGTGTAAAAACGCTGTTGAGCGCTAATTCTAATCGGAAGTAAACGATTTGCGGCGATCCATGTCACACGAACAGATGACTCTGTTCGAGGTACACCTATGAAACGCTTCATTGAAGGGCGGGATCGCAGTCAACGCATTTTGCTTCCCGAGCAACTGGACGACTACGTTGCCGATAGCAACCCAGTGCGGGTAGTCGATGTTTTCGTCGATGAACTGGACCTGGTGCAAATGGGTTTCGAAGGAACAATGCCTGCACAAACAGGACGTCCGGCCTATCACCCATCGGTTCTTCTCAAGATTTACATCTACGGCTATCTCAATCGGCTCCAATCAAGCCGTCGCCTGGAACGAGAGGCGCAGCGTAACGTTGAACTGATGTGGCTGACAGGGCATTTGACGCCGGACTTCAAGACTATCGCCAACTTCCGCAAAGACAATGGCCGTGCCATCTCCAATGTATGCAAGCAGTTCGTCGTGCTGTGTCAGCGACTTGGCCTGTTCTCTGAAGCGCTGGTCGCTATTGACGGCAGCAAATTCAAAGCCGTCAACAACCGCGACCGCAACTTCACCAGCGCCAAGCTGCAACGGCGCATGGAAGAGATCGCAGCGAGCATCGATCGCTATCTGACAGCCCTCGACACGGCGGATCGCCAAGAGCCGGACCGCAAGCAACTCACGACAGCTCGACTGCATGAGAATATCGCAGCGCTCAAGGCGCAGATGCGAGAGCTTGAAGACATCCAATTAAAACTCCAGAAGACGCCGGATCAACAGGTCTCCCAAACCGATCCTGATGCACGGTCGATGAAGACGCGTGGTACAGGCGTCGTTGGCTACAACGTACAAACGGTGGTCGACGCAAAGCATCATCTGATTGTGGCGCACGAGGTGACCAACATCGGGAGCGACCGGGATCAACTGCACTCGATGAGCCGGCAAGCGCAAGAAGCGATTGGCACCGCATCGCTGACCGTAGTTGCTGATCGTGGTTACTTCAAAGGAGAAGAGATCCTGGCGTGCACACAAGCCGGCATCAACGTGATCGTCCCGAAGAACCTGACCTCCAATGCCTCTGCTGAAGGTCGGTTTGGCAAAGCGGATTTCATTTACGACGCACGCGCCAATGAATATCAGTGTCCCGCCGGAGAGCGATTGATCTGGCGTTTCACGAGCAAAGAGAAAGGCTTGAATTTGCACCGCTATTGGAGCTCGAATTGCCAGCAGTGCTCACTCAAATCCGCATGCACGCCAAGTCCTCAACGGCGCGTGACACGATGGGAGCATGAGTCTGTACTGGAGGCCATGCAGGAGCGGTTGGAACGAACGCCGAAGGCGATGCGAATACGCCGGCAAACGGTTGAGCATCCATTCGGCACCATCAAGGCATGGATGGGTGCTACGCACTTCCTCACCAAAACCAAGGCCCGAGTGAGCACCGAGATGAGCTTGCATGTCCTGGCTTACAACATGAAGCGGATGATCAACGTGCTGGGCGTGGGAACCTTGATGAAGGTGATGAGCGCATAGGCGCTTTTAGCGTCAGGAGATATGTTTGGAGACGGCTATTTACTAGGCCAAGGGAAATAGCCGCCGCGTTTGCAGGGCTCTCTATTATCAACAATGTCGCGTTAAAATGACGTGGATCTCGGCTCCCTTGATGGATTCAGCGTTTTTACACGGCCTCGGCCAGGAGCAGCCGTTGACGGACTGGTCTCAATATAGTTAGTACATTTTTGAATAGAAATAAAAATGCACGCACGCTTTATCACAGATAGCCACGAAAACTGGAGAAATACCGATGCAATGGTGCTTGGAGAGTTGGATGTTGGGCACTGCATAGCAACGAGCGTCGGAGTTGAAATTGACAACGACCATAGGTTGCGAATTGATATTCCGATGTCACAGAGGCAATCTCCATTTTCTGATATTCGTTGCATTGGCAACGTGATGTTTATAGGATACGGAGAGCACTTATATGTCGTAAGAATCCAAACCAAAAATTTCAACCAAATAAAACTCGATGGCTATTTCGGTTATCTCTATACGCCAGATGAATTCGGACTGTCGAGTGACGACTTCGAACTTATTGTAGCGTCGGCTACAGAGCTGTTTAGTTTCTCAGCAGACGGGACTTTGAATTGGCAATCTCAGCATCTAGCTGTTGATGGCGTCCGAGTTAAGGACATAAAACAAGGAACAATTTTCGCTTCGGGAGAATGGAATCCACCAGGTGATTGGCGTCCCTTCGCAGTAGATTTGGCAAATGGACAGCTAATTGAATGACAGCTGCCGTCGAATGGAGTCTATCGTGACTGGCTCAATTCGGCCATAAGCAGGCAGTTGAAGTTTTAGACATTTTGACTTCCAGACGCGATTACTCCTGCACCACGAAGCGCCAGTCCAACGCCTACATAGTCGGTGACGCTAGCCAACAGCACAAGTCGGTCAATCATGGAAAGTTGAACTGGTAAATGCAGAATCGATTATTGTGAGAAAAAATGCCGAGCTACGAAATCATTTTTGGTCGCATGCTTAAAGATGGGCGAGTGGTTGTGACAAACAACTCGCCGACAGATATACCGCTTGGAACCACATTTAATACTGCGTTCTGGACCAGTGCAGAGATAGTAGATGGGGAGTTTCGTAACCGGATAAGCGGCACTGTTGCTGATATTGATCTTACTCTCGAGAGGGTAGATGTGTTTCGACGCCAGGTAGGATGTATCCCCAAAGGATATTCAGCAGCAGTTGAACTCGTAGGGTCAGGACTAGGTGCTGTTCTTCTATGGTTCGACTTGCCAAAACAAGAACACATTCAAATTATTTTGAGAGCTATATGACCTCGTTTGATCTTGCTGTAAGTGTCCGCTTTAGAAAATTCCGACCGGCGGCTAAGGGTCGAGGCTGTGTGAAAACGTATCGAACTAGTAAACTATTTTTCGATACAAGCGTCAAATCGATATTGCATATTTGACCGAGGCTTCGATGAAACGCTTTGTCCAGGGAACGGATCGCACGCAGAGTAT